GTTCATCGGATCGCCCGCCGGATCGCCTTGCCCCCTGTTCATCGGATCGCCCGCCGGATCGACTTGCCCCCTGTTCATCGGATCGCCCGCCGGATCGGATACATAAGGGAAAACAGCTGCAAAAAATTTTTGATCAAAAAGCGCGAAAAAAGCTTAAAAATATTTGATTTTCCCCTTGACTGTTTAACCAGTGTATGTTATTATGTATTCGCTGGTTAACCAGTAAATTATAAAAGGGGGATTTAAACATGATTGACACCAGGAAAAAGCAGGTCCGGAAGGGGACCAACAGCGCGCGCCGCTTGACGAAAAAAGAATGCTATGCGCAGCAGGGGATTGAATTTAAAAACGGCCGGATTCTTTCCCCTTTGGGATGGATTCCGGAGGTTCTGAAGAAGGGGAACGACAAACTAGGAAATCTCGTGTGGTCCTTTTCAATCCTTCCTGGAACCGGTGAGTATTCTGCGGTTATTAATGGACAGCTAATAGTTGAGATCGGGACCTGCTGCTGTGACTGTCCTGGATGTTACGCGAAAAGCGGCCGTTACAAGATGGAAAATGTGAAGAATTCCATGATAGTAAATACCGCTTTGGCCAACAGATACATTGATTTCCTAAAGCGCGCAATCAAAGCACAGTTGGCATGGATCGGACGCGGTGAGGTCCGCATACATGTGGCAGGGGATTTCTTCACCAAACATCCGGAAGAATACGCTGCAATGTGGCAGGATATCGTAAAAGATTTCCCTTCATTCCGGTTTTGGACCTACACAAAGGTAAAGCGGTTTGAAAATCTTTTCGATGGATTCCGGAATGCAAACGTTGTCAAGTCGCTGGTTCCTGGAATGGGCAAGAACTATGGAACCTGTGATTACATCATTAGCATGTATTACAACCTGCGCGAGATGGGCAAGAAAGTATATATTTGCAAGTGTGGCATTGACAAAAACCAGCATTGCGAGCGCTGCGGTGTTTGTGCAACTTATGATTTTGTCCTTTTCCTGGAGCACGGAACCAGCTACAAGCCGGAAAAAGATCCGTCTTTTGGCAAGTTTTGCGAGCTTGTAAAGAATCAGTAAAGAAGGGGGAAATGATCATGGACACCGAAAAGAAAGCCTTTGTTGCCGGGATCCTGCTAGCAAGTACAGAATACCGCGGGCCTATAAATGCCGCGGAGGCTGCTATAATTCTCAGCGAGTTTACCGCGGAAAGGATCGACTTTCCGGAAGGATTGACAGCTGCCGAATATGCTAGACTATGGAATGATATGCTATGAACAGAATAGCGATACAATCCCCTTGCTAGTAAAGCGGGGGGATTTTCTTATATCCTTTTTTTTCCCTTCTTCCATTGTCTATCTGTACATCCGGATTATTATATTATTTATATTATATATTAATATATAGGGGATTATAAATAGCATTGTAGCATGATACTATCCACTTTTTGATCATAAAGTTATTGTACAGCCTTGCCTATTAGCTGCCTATCATAGCATAGTTTATTCCCCCTTCTTTGTTGCCTATTCTATATTGCTATTATCCAATTCTTCAGTCTTTACCTGGTATCATGTTTTCCCCTGGTATATATGGCCATAGCATTATAATAAATCCATTATAGGCAATGTGGCAGCATATAGGGGGAAAGTATAATATCATGATTGTATTGCATTATAGTGGGCATAGTAAAGGCATAGTAGGGGCATAGCATAGGCAGCTAACAGGGGGAAAGAATCATCTTGACTAAAAACAGACCGGAGTATGTTTTACCTGGTATACTATGCTGTATTTGTCTTTTTTGGTATCCCCTTCTGCGACTATAGGGGGCTGTATAGCCAACTATTCGCAAAACAGTAGTTTCACGAATAGTTGAAAATGGGAATTATGTATAATATGGGATGATCATCATACCACGCGAGACAATGTATCATGTTTTCATGCCCAATTTCGGAAGGAAAGCAGGAAAATATCCCCTTCCCCTGCCCGGTTTTTGTCCGGAAAAGAGGCCCGGCGGGGTGATCCGGAGCGGCTCCAGGGCCGGGTTAGTCCCCCAAATACCCGCCAAGCACAAAAAGCCCTTCCTTCGGAATCAACGGCATCATCTGCTTCATCGGGATGGGATGAGTGAAGTACGGTATAGATGGGGTTCACCTGCTTCATCGGGGTATATAGGCATCATCTGCTTCTCCCCTATTGTGGGTCAGGATGGTTCGGCGTGGTTCAGTGTGGTTCATGGTGGGTCAGGGCTTGGGCTGTGTGGTAAGATAAAAAAGGGCGATATGCATATGGCGAATAACTGCTCTGGGAAGGGTTCTGCTGAAACGGTTGGACTGCATGAGATCGAAGAGGACGGGACGGAGGAAAGATGCTGTGGAACGTGCTGGTGGGAGGACAGGAGGTCATGTATCTGCTGTCATGAGAAGTGCGAGCGGAATCTGCAACGGGTTGGAGAAAAGGACAGCGGATGCGGGCTGTGGGCCAGCAGAGGGCCTTACAGATGATTGTCTGCCCTTCTCGGAACCGTCCGATATATGGGATGAATGTTATGACTGCCGGATGAACAGGGTGGATGTATGCACACCGGAAACGGCAGGAGAGCTGGCAGTATGCACCGGGTGTCCGCGGCTGGAACTGCTTGACGGAGGATGGAATGACTGATCAGGAATATCATGTGCTGATCCCCCGGCTGATGAAGAAGGGTGAGAACGGGGATCCGGAGGCTTTGACTGCCTGTTTCGAAATCATCAAGGATCTGGAGAAGCGGAATGGGAGCTTTGTACTGCCAAAGACGATGAACGCGCCGATGGTCAAGGTGTATGACCCGGAGAACTTCAGGATGGCGCACGAGTACTCCAGGGACTTGCAGATTATCGCGAGAAGGCATGCGGAGGAGCACGGGGGTGAAATGGCATGGCTTCTGTGCAAACAGCTTCTCTGCTTTGAGGCTCCATGGGATTTCGACTGCTTCTGCCGGTATATCGAGTGGGACCGGGAACCGGACAAGCGATTCTATCTGCCCAGAAGGAAACAGCTGCTTCCGCTGGCGAGGGCCTTGCAGAGGCTGGAGGAGCGGAAAATCAACCTGCTGTGCATCAGCATGCCGCCTGGAGTTGGTAAGACCACGCTGGCTGAGTTCTTCCTCGCGTGGACGGGAGGGAAACATTCGGAACTGCCCAACATTTGCGGAAGCCACAGCAACAGCTTTCTGCGTGGGCTGTATGACGAAATCAGCCGGATTGTTGGCAAACGGTCGGAATACCTCTGGAAGGATGTGTTCCCGGATGTTCGGCTGGCGGGAACCAACGCCAAGGACCTGATGCTCGACCTTGGGAACCGGAAGAGGTTCTCAACCTTTGAGTTCTCGTCCATCGGGAGCGGAAATGCCGGCAAGATCCGGGCCGGGAACCTGCTGTACTGCGATGACCTGATCGATGGGATTGAGACTGCCCTGAACCGGGACCGGCTCGACAAGATCTGGCAGCAGTACTACACCGACTATCGGCAGCGGAAGATCGGGAACTGTGCTGAACTGCATATCGCAACCAGGTGGTCTGTCCATGATGTCATCGGGCGGCTGGAGGAAGCCTACGGAGAAAGCCCGGAGGCAGAATTCATCACCTGCCCAGCTCTGGATGAGAACGATGAAAGCAACTTCGACTATCCCTACGGGGTCGGGTTTTCGACTGAGTTTTACCGGGAACAGCGAGAAATCATGGACCAGCCCAGCTGGAAAGCCCTGTACATGAATGAGCCGATTGAACGGGAAGGGCAGCTGTATCCTCCGGGACAGCTCCAGCGGTACTTCGAACTGCCTGAGGGAGAGCCGGATGCCATCATCGGGGTGTGCGACACGAAGACCACCGGGTCGGACTACTGCGTCCTGCCCATCGTCTTTCAGTACGGGCAGAAGTTCTATGTGGAGGACTGCCTGTGCGAGAATTACGCCCCGAACATCGTGGAGACGAATCTGGTCAACAAGATCTGCGAGTGGAACCCGCATATGGTCCGGTTTGAATCGAATGTGGCCGGTGGGAAACTGGCGGCAGATGTCCAGGCGGCGGTGAAGGAGCGGAACTGCCGGACGAAGATTGAAACCAAGTGGACGCAGACGAACAAGGAAACCAAGATCCTTGTGGAGGCCCCCTGGGTGATGGAACACTGCATCTTCAAGGATGATTCTGTTCTGCACGGCGATCAGTGGCGGGAGTACCGGAAGATGCTTCAGATGCTCTGCTCCTACAGTCTGGAGGGCAAAAACAAGCACGATGATGTGCCGGATGCCTTTGCCCAGCTGAGTCAGTATATTCAGGGATTCGCCGGGAACCGGATTCAGATTGTGCGGAGAATGTTCTGATCCTCGTTTTTAATCAATAATCCGGGAAAACCGGTGTGATGAACGGTTTTTTAATGTTTTAGACTGCTATTTTGAGATTTTTTCGCAAAATGAGCATCTAAAACGCCCTGAAAATAGACTTTGGTCTGTTTTACAGCTTTGAGATGATGGACTGGGCGGGAAAAAATCTGGCAAATATTTACAGATTACCACTTTTGTGGTATGTAAACAGTTGAATCCCCTTTGGAAACCCTCGTTACGCGGGGCAGCTGGTTTTCCTGCCTTTCGCCTGTTGCCCCGCACCATCGATTTGAACGCGCATTCGCGAAGCTGACTGCTTTGTGCATGCGCGATTTTTTTATGGGAGGTGACAGGATTGGCGGCTTTGGAAGAAAATTCCACCAGATTGAACCAGCAGAGCCGTGCGCTGTTCGGGCGGCGGGTGATCCGCACCTCCGCGAAAGCCATCACACGGGAAAATGTGTCGCAGGAAGTGGAACAGGCGTTCGTCACGCACCTGGTGAACCGGGGCGAGATCGAATACCTGTGGGAGTACTACAAGGGCAACCAGCCCGCGCTGTACCGCGTCCGGGAGATCCGGAACGAGCTGACCCAGCACATCGTGGAGAACAGGGCGAATGAAATCGTCAGCTTCAAGGTGGGCTATCTGGTTGGAAAACCCGTCCAGTACGTTTCTTCTGTCGGTGGGAATCAGATCTCCGGTCTGGTGGGGCGGCTGAACGATGCCATGCGGGTGGCATCGAAGCACACCGAGGACAAGAAGCTGGTGGAATGGGAGATGATCAGCGGGCTGGGTTACCGGTACGTGACCCAGAACAACGATCCACGCATCAAAAGCCCATTCCGACTGTACACCCTCGACCCCCGGAACACGTTCGTCATCCGGGCGAACGATTACACCAACCGGCCCCTCGCCGCGGTGAATTACGTGACGGACGAGCATGCGAACATCACCTTCACGGTGTATACGCCGGATTCCGTCTTCACCGTCCTGCACGGGGGCGGCGGCGTGACGGAGCAGGTCAATGCGTTCGGACTGATTCCCATTGTGGAGTATCAGGCGAACAGCGCGAGACAGGGATGCTTTGAGATCGTCCTGTCCATGCTGGACGCGCTGAACGACTTTGACTGCGCGAGGATGGAGGCCGTGGAGCAGTTCGTACAGTCTCTTCTGGTTCTGTACAACTGCCAGGTGGAGGAAGGAACCACAGCAGACACCATCCGGGCGGCGGGCATGATCCTGCTGAAGACCGTTGGCGATGCCAAAGCTGACATCAAGGTCCTCGCAGAGCAGCTCGACCAGTCCCAGAACCAGACGCTGAAGGATGACCTGTATCAGGCAGTCCTCCAGATCGTGGGCGTTCCAAGCCAGACTGCCGCCGGAACCAGTGACAGCTCCAACAACGGAGCCGTCATCCTGAAGAACGGGTGGCAGGGAGCTGAGACGCGGGCGCAGGACTTTGAGGCGATGTTCCAGGAGCCGGAGCAGGAGATGCTCCGGGTGGTTTCCGTCATCTGCGAAGGGCTGTCGGACCTGAGCTTCGACCCATCGGATGTGGAAGTGAAGTTCACCAGGCGCAACTACGAGAACATCCTGAGCAAGTCGCAGACCCTGACTACCATGCTCCAGAACGACAAGGTGCATCCGAAGTGCGCCTACGAAGCCAGCGGGCTGTTCGTGGACACCGAGGAGGCCTATCTGTTGGGCATGCAGTGGTTTGAGGAGCAGACGAAGCGGCAGGAAGAAGCGGCGAGAAAGGCCGCTGAAACCGCCCAGAACGCGCCGCAGGATCCGGACGGGCAGGAACCCGCCGGAAGCCGGAGGCTGGCCGCAGACGGCGGGAACGGAGGCATAAATGCCAACCGGGACGGTGACCGCGGGTGAACCGGGACGAACTGATGCGGTGGGATGAACTGGAGATGATGCGGGAAGACGCACGGCGGTTCATCCGGGACGCAAAGGAACGGAAGCCGGACGAGCAGACGGTCGAAGGGTTCTGCGACTATCTGGAGTTCGTACTCTGTCTGGTTTACGCCTACGGATGGCATGACGCGGAGGAGATCGTGGGCATCGTCCCCTTCGTGGACGGGATGGATACCGCGGCGGTCGAGACGGTCATCTCCGGAAAGACCTTCCGGGAGCGGGCCGTGGAGCAGATTGACGATCTGGATCTGGAAGGACTGCTGCGGGTCATCGATACCGAGGCCCACCGGGACTACAACACCGGGGTGTGGGAGGCCGCGAAGATCGGAGGAGCCACCGAAAAGCAGTGGCACACCATGAACGATGGACGCGTCCGGGACACACACGACTATCTGGAAGGGGTTGTGGTCGGCATCGATGACGCTTTCTACACCTACGATGGCGATTCGGCCATGTTCCCCGGCGGGTTCACCCTCCCGGAGAACAACGTGAATTGCCGGTGCTGGGTGACTGTTGTACGGTAAACCATGGGGGATAGGATGACGATCCGAAAAGCGGAGTGCCTTGCCGCCTTCCCCCGTGATCAAAGGCAATCGGGATACGGAGGCAGGTATCACATGACGCTGGACATCATTGTCACGCACTATCAGGAACCCTTTTCTGTGGGAGTGCCACTGCTGAACTCCATTGCCATGCAGCGGATGGTGGATTTCCGGGATATCACGGTCCGCATCGTGAATGACGGAAAGGGCCACGAACTGAGCGATGCGGAGCTTGGGCAGTACGCCTACCGCATTGAGCAGATGAGCATCCCGAAGGGCGGGGTGAGCAGGGCCAGGAACGCCGGGCTGGACGCATCAACAGCTGACTGGGTGATGTTCTGCGACTTTGATGACCTGTTCTCTTCCGTCTTCGCACTGTACATGATCTTCTGTGCGATGAACGAAGACCGGTTTGACACGCTCTGGTCGGCCTTTACGGAAGAGACAAAGGATCCTGACGGGAAGATGGTGCTGGTAGCCCATGAGAAGCAGGACTACGTGTTCATCCATGGGAAAGCCCACCGGCGGCAGTACCTCGTGGAGAACGGCATCCGGTTTCATCCGAAACTGACGGTGCATGAAGATGTGTTCTTCACGATGATGGCCCTGAAGCTGTGCAAACCTGAACGGATCGCGGCCATCCGGACTCCGATTTACTGCTGGCGGTGGAACGAAAACAGCGTGGTGCGGAAGGACAACAGCGAGGACTATGTTCTGGACACCTACGACCACCTGATCCGTCAGCGGATCGCCCTGACGGAGGAGTTCCTGAAGCGCGGGATGATGGAGGATGCCATTACCGCCATTGTGAAGACGGTATGTGACAGCTACTACGACAGCCAGCAGTTCACTTGGCAGAAGCCTGAAAACCTGCAAAAGGTGAGAAAGGCTGAGAACTGGTTCGCGGCTTATCTAAAACGGTACGCGAACTACTACGTAAAGGCAAGTCCGAGGCTGACGGCCACGGTAGCAGATGCCAGCCGCGCAAACGCGGTGAAGAAGGGAACCCTGTACATGGAACGGGAGACTCTGAAGGACTGGTTCCAGCACATTATGGACACGGCCAAGCCGATCCCGATGCACGAGCAGAATGTTTAAAGCCAAACGGCTTTTTACATACGAGGCAGAGAAGCCTCGTTAATCAATCGCAAGCCGCCAAAGAAGACGGGGTACAAATTTTGCAAAGCGAAGGAGACAGACAAAAATGGATAATGAACTGAAGAATGCCGAACAGACACCTGCCACGGAACAGAAGCCGGATGACACTGCTAACGTAGCCGCACTTCAGGCCCGGATTAAGGCCCTGGAGAGCGAGAAGGAGAAGCTGAAGCAGAGCGTGACCAACGCAAGCGCGGATGCCTCCAAGTGGAAGAAGCAGTATCAGGAAAAGCTGAGTGCCGAAGAACAGGCGCAGGTCAAACAGGACGAAGCAAACGCAGCCTTGCAGAAGGAACTGGAAGACCTGCGGAAGGAACGGAACATCGCAAAGATTTCCGGTGCGCTGGTTGCTAGCGACATCGGGATGGATGCCGAAACCGCCGGAAAGGTGGCCGAGGCAATGAACGCCGGTGAGAACGACAAGGTGCTGGACGGTATCCGGCAGTTTATTGTGGCTCATGACAAGGCTCTGCGGGAAGCCAGCCTGAAGAACAACCCGACACTGCCGGGCGGTTCTTCGGACAAGGTGATTACCCGTGAACAGGCCCAGAACATGAGCCTGTCGGAGATGCTGAAGCTGAAGACTGAGCATCCTGACATTTACTCAGAATATTTCAAGTGAGAAAGGGGTTATATCAATGGCAACGACTGTTCTTACTCCGAACCTGATTGATCCGCAGGTTCTTGCCGCCTATGTGGACAAGAAGCTGATCGACAACATCGTTTTTGCTCCTCTGGCCACCGTGGACACCACGCTGGTTGGCAACCCCGGTGACACGATTGAGTTCCCCACCTGGGGCTACATCGGAGCCGCCGATGATCTGACCGAAGCCAGTGCCATTTCCACCGTCAGCATGAACGCCTCTACGGTGTCCGTAAAGGTGAAGGAAGCTGGCAAGGGCGTGGAGATTTCCGACCTCGCCATCATTGCCGGATACGGCAATGTGGAGGACGAGGCCGGGGACCAGCTGGTGAAATCCCTTGCGGACAAGGTCGACATCGATTTCCTGGCTACCCTGAATTCCATCGCCAGCGGCATGACCGTGAGCAGCGTTTCCACCGTGCTGGACATCAGCAATTCGCTGGAGCTGTTCGGTGAGGACATTGACGGGCAGAAGGCTCTGCTCGTGCCTCCGGCTATGTACACCAAGATCCGCAACACCAAGGACTGGGCTCCCGCCTCTGAGTTCGCCGCCGGTGCGCTGGTGCGCGGAAGCGTGGGTCAGATCTTCGGTTGCGACATCATCGTGAGCAACCGGCTGAAGACCAGCGGCAACAGCTACATCGTGAAGCCCAACGCCCTGCGGCTGGTGATGAAGCGCGGTGCGCTGGCCGAAGTAGCCCGCGACATCCTGCGCCGTGTGAATGTGTACACCATCACCCAGCATTATGCCACCTACCTGTACAACGCCGCCGGAGCCATCAAGCTGACGGCCTGATCAGGAAGGAGCAGAATGATATGGGAATGCTGATGCATTACATCTGGCCGGAACAGCAGAGGGCTGAGAAAGCCAAAAAGCCGGTGAAGCCGGAACCTGAAAAGAAGCCGGAAGCCGAACCGGTGAAAAAGACGGACGGCAAACGGAAAGTGAGCAAGTAAGAAGGGATGACAGCTATGACGGACGCTGAGAAGATTTCAATGGTAAAGGCTCTTGTGGAGTCCGATCCAGATGCTACAGACGAAGTCGTAGCTGTCTACCTTCATCTCGCCTGTAGCGCAATGATTGAGCGGCTTTTCCCCTACGACTCCGAAAAGAGCGCGGAGGACCTGCCGGAACGATATGACACGATTCAGTGTGAACTGGCTGCGAGATATTTCCTCCGCAGAGGAGGCCAGGGCGAGATGTCTCACGAGGAAAACGGTATTAACCGCAGTTATGCAAGCGTGGACGATGATGACATCCTGAAAAGGCTGACTCCCTACGCAAAGGTAGGTGGGTGAGATGCATGTGCTGGCGAGAAACAAGCAGGATCTCTGGTATGCCAATCCGGTGACTGTCGGAATGGCGGTCGATGAGAACGGCTTCCGCACCGGAGAACCGGAAATTACCTACGGGGAGCCTGTGAAGGTCCGAATGTCCATGGCCATTTCCAGCGGCGCGAACAATCTGGGTTCTCAGGGTATGGCCGAGCTGGAACGGTACGGCATCACCACCGGGTATACCCACCGGGCCGTGACGGACGATCTGACCTGCCCCATGTGCGAGGAAAGTCTGGTCTGGTTCGGAATCCTGCCGGAGGAAGAGGTGGACGGCGAAGTGGTGAAGCACCCGCACAACTTCAAGATTGTGCGAAAAGCGAAGTCGCTGAACCATCTGATCTTCTTCCTGAAGGAAGTGGATGTCGGTGAAAATTAACATCAGGCTTTCGGTGCAAAGCATCGAGAAAGCCATTGAACTGCTGAAAAACGCAAAGGAAGCTCTGACAGAAAGTGCCGGGGATCTGGCCGAAGAGATGGCGTTGCAGGGTGGGATCGTTGCCCAGGCCTCCTTCGGACACATGGCCAGAGTGGACTGCGATGTCGGCGATAAGCCCGGAACCGCGGTCATCAGCGTTTCGGGGAAAGCCCCGATCATCGCGGAATTCGGCGCAGGATACGCCACGATGGAAGACCATCCGTGGGCAAAGAAAGCACCTGTTCCGATTGAGGTTGGAAGCTATTCCCGGCAGAACGACAGCATGTACGGCGGGATGTTTGCCCTGACGGACTTCATCAATCCGGGCGAGGGCTACTGGATTTTCGCCGGAAGGTTTTACAGCGAGGTTGAACCGAGACACGGACTTCTGGACGCTGGGGAGCACATCAAATCTGTCGCGGCAGAGGATGCCGCAAGAATCATCCGGCTGAGATAAGGAGGGAGCGCAGTTGATCGACATTGAAAGCAAGGTGTTCGACACCGTCTACAACGCCGTTCACGCCGCTTTCCCGAAAGCCCGGATTGACAGCGGATTTGTGGAAACCAGTGCGGTCTTCCCTGCCGTGACGGTGACGGAAACCAACAATGTTCCCATCCAGCGGATGAACACGGACGAGAACAGCGAGAACTATACCCGCCTCTACTATGAGGTGAATGTTTATTCGGACCGGCGCGATACGGCGAAAAGCGAGGCGAAAGCCATCGCGAAGGTGTGCGATCAGGCGATGAAGAGCCTGAAGTTCTACCGGACCGTGATGCGCCAGCTGCCGAATCAGGATCGGACCATCTTCCGGCTGTACGCCCGGTACGAGGTGATCGTCCGGGAAGAAGACCTCGGAGATGGAAATATCCGGTATCAATTCTATCGGAGGGCGTACGCATGAAGAAATGTCCCTTCTGCCGGGCCGTAAACGCCAAGGAAGCTGTGGTCTGCCGGAACTGCAAGGCCGCGCTTCCAAGGCCGGAGGCCCCCGCAAAGTCGGAAAAACCCAAAAAGCCCGAAAAGGGAAAGGAGTAATGAAGAATGGCTCTTGAATTCAATACCATCGGCGTAAAGCTGAACTATGCCACGGAAGCGACTGCCGGAACCCGGCCCACTTCCGGGTACACTCAGCTGAAGGGCATCAAGTCCATCCCCGGAATGGATTTTGCTCCCAGCCAGCTGGATGTGACTGACCTGGAGGATGAGGTTCGCCGGTACATCCCCGGTGTCATCGATGCCGGCAACGACATCGCCGTCACCGCCAACATGACCGCGGCTCTGAAGGCCGCGTGGGAGAGTGCTGTGTCTGCCTACGAGACTGCCCGCGAAGCCGGGAAGAGCGTCTGGTTCGAGGTGGCCATCCCGAACTTCGACAGCTTCTATTTCGCCGGGATTCCGGTGAAGCAGGGTCTGCCTGATATCGGCGTGGATGCCGTCCTGGAAACCACCCTGCACATCATCCCCAACGAGATTACCGGTTGGGCCACTGCCTCCACCACCTGACGGGAACGGAGGCTTACCACTTTAGTTGTTAAGACCGGGGACAGCGGTAGAGCCGTTTCCCGCGCCCGTATCACGGGATTACCCGGCTTAACATATATATTTTAACCTATACGGGAGGAGAAAAACTATGGCAAGCAAGGAAATCAACGAACAGGTAAAGCCCATCATCATTCACGATGAGGAGAACGGAACCGACTACACTCTGGAGTTCAACCGGGAAAGCATCCGGTTCGCGGAAGCAAGGGGATTTGACATCGATGATGTCGGCAAGTATCCCATGACGAAGATTCCGGAGCTGTTCTACTATGCTTTCCGGATGCATCACAAGAACGTGAGCCGCGAGAAAACAGACCGGATTCTGTTTGATGACCTCGGCGGTCTGCCGGAGGGTGCGGCTGAACGGCTGGGCGCGCTGTATTCTGCCCCCTTTGAGGCTCTGAGCAGCAAGGACGGACAGAAAGCAAAAAACCCGAAGGTGACGGTGGAGATGTAATCGACTCCGAGGAGGAAGAACCACCGTCAGAGAAACTTAACAGAATCCAGTTTTTGGAAGAGATGTGTCCGGTGTTCATGGCATACGGCATGACCTACGAACAGTACTGGTATGGCGATCCATGGATGACACGGGCGTATGAACAGGCATACCTTCTCCGGCGAAGGGAAATGAATGAGAACATGTGGCTGATGGGAGCTTATGTTTCCAACGCGGTAGCCACGGCGATCATCAATTCCTTCAACAAGAAGAAGGTGGAGTATCTGAAGAAGCCAATGGATATTTTCCCGAAGACCGAAAGAGAAATTGAACAGGAGAAACGAGAAGAGAGAAAGAAGCTGATTCGATACCTCACCAGCCTGAAGAAAAACATGAAGAAGAAAATTAACGGGAGTGGGTCAGATGGCAAACCTTGAGACGCTTGAGCTAACTATAACGGCAAATGCCGAGAAAGCGCGCAAAGGGGTTGACGATCTGATCAACTCCCTTTCTAAGCTTTCTGTCGCAATTATTAAGCCATACAGCGACCTTGTGGATTTTAACAAGGAACTGGAAAAGCTTTCGAAATACGGGAAAATCAAACTCTCTATCACCGGCGGGATCGGCGGCGCGGCTGGCGGTGGCGCAACTGGCGGGCGGGCTGTTGTCAACCAGATTCGGAAACAGACCACCGCGCTTCAGGAGCAGATTGACACGATTACAGGTGTCAACAGAGTGAGAAAGAACGCAAGGGAAAGCGGCCTGTGGCTCGACAAAGCACTTTCCAGGAAAGAAGCGGACAGCAGGGTGGCCAAGGCAGAGAGGCCCGGAGAAGCCGTGCCGCCTTATGTGCCGGAAGACCCTGCGAGAATTGCATACCGCATTGCCGGGATGAGAAAGCAGGACGAGGCCACTAGGAAGTGGCTTGCCGAAGCACAAGCGAAAGAAGAAGCGGAGAGGGCGGCAAGAATTGCCCGCCCCACTTATGGTCCTCTGGAAAACCCGAACGATCCTATCGCACGGGCCGTTCTGGCGCAGGAGATGGCCAGGGCGAGCAGGTCCAGACGGGGAGCTTCTGTCGGACAGGCGGTCATGGACGGGAACGCCGCTGGACCCGGTGGCGCGCTGGGCGAGGTCAAAAATCTTGGGGGTGCGGCGAAAGAGGCCACTCCTGCCGTGGAAGAGCTGAAGAACACGGCAGCGGAGATGACCGGCGAAACGACTGCCCTGAAGAAAAGCACGAAGGGTCTGTCGGACGGAACGGAAGAGCTTGGAAACAGCGCAAAGAAAACCGCCAAGGAAATGGGCAAGCTGGACAACGCGGTCAGCAGAACCCATAAGAATACCCGCACCCTGTGGCATACGGTTGCGCGGATCGCCAAGACGATGCTGATCAGGGGCGCGCTTCGCGGGCTGGGAAAAGCCTTTCAGGAAGGACGGAAGAACCTCTACGAGTGGAGCAAGGGCATCAACGGCGAATACGCCAAGGCGATGGACGGGGCGAACGCGAGGCTTCTTCAGCTGAAGAATTCAGTTGGCGCGGCGGTGGCTCCGCTTATTCAGGCGGCACTGCCTCTGTTCCATTCTCTGGCGAGCGCGGCTGTTACCGCCCTGAACTTTGTCAATCAGCTGTTTTCTCTGCTGACCGGGAAGAATTCGTGGACGAAAGCCACCTATGATGTGCAGGAATACGGGGATGCCATCAAGGGAGCCGGGAAAGCCGCAGACAGCTGGCTGGCGAGCTTTGATGAGCTGAACGTGATGACCCAGAGCGGAGGCGGCGGGACAGCGGCCCAGACGAAGGAAGAGTACTCCGACATGTTCCAGGAGATGACCACCTTCGAAAAGGGGGCAAGGGAGTTTGTCACCTGGCTGAACGAGAACCTTGGCCTTGTGCTGGCCACGGTCGGCGAGATCGGTCTGGCAATTGCCGGATGGAAGCTGGCCACCGGGATGGAAGGGTTCATCAGTACTCTGGGCGGGTGGATCGCTACAGGGGCTGTGGTTGCTCTGACGGTGACAGCCGACTGGGCATTGACGAACAAGTACCTTGACACCGGGGAACCTGGATGGCTGATCGCAAGCGCGCTGACCTCTGCTGTTGGATCCACCGTGGCGTGGGCCGTAGCGAAGAAGTTTATCGGCGGGAACGCCGGAGCTTATGCGGCTTCCATCACGCTGGCTCTGAGCGCAATCGCGGATATTGCTGCCCTGCTGGGGCATACGGATGTAAGCGCACTCAGCGAGGAGAACATTGCAACCTCTGTTGTAGCGGCACTCAAGGCCGGAGCTGCGGCGGGAATCATTGCTCATATCACAGGGCATTCTCTGACTACTTCCCTTATGACCGCTGGAGCGGTGGCTCTGGCTACTCTGGGCGTGACCATTGGAATCAAGGCAACTCTGGGCGTGGTACAGACCGGCGAGATTACCGCGGAAACTATCAAGGCAGATGTCATTTCTGCTCTGTCTATTGGCGGCGCAGCAACCCTGCTTGGCCTTGTCAAGGGTGCGACTCTTGGAACGGCCCTCGGTGGCGGCGCAGTGGCGGCTCTGGCCACAATGGGCGTACTGCTTTCCGTACAGACCTTTATCAGCGCGAAATCCAGCAAGGAGATTAAAACGGAAGAGCTGACCAGACTTGGGCTGTCTTCCCTCTCCATGGGCCTTGCGGCTGGGCTTGCGGCGAAGCTGTTCACAGGAGCGACCGGAGCCGCGGCGTTTGGATTCGGAGCGGCGGCTACAGCCGTGACCGCGCTCACCTCGGTGGGTGTGCTGGTCGGCATTAAGGCCACCGCACAGGCGAAGGCCGCAGGAGAAATCACGCAAGATGTTCTGAAACAGGACGCTCTCAGTTCCATCCTGATCGGGGCCGGTGTCGGTATCGCCCTTGGCGTTGCCGGGGCTGGGGTTCTGGCTGTGCTTGCCGCCGCAGGTGGAGCGGCTCTGGTTACGTTTGGTATTCTGGTTGACCTTCAGGCTACAAGATCTAAACATGTGCAGGGGCTTCAGCACGGCGAGCTTGAGCTGGCCAAGGAAGAGATTGAGCAGGTTGTGAACGACCAGATGTTCTCCATCAACGCCAAGGCTACCGTTGAGAGCATTGACCTGTCCATCAGCAATCTGGTGGCCACCAGAGAAAAGGTGTCTACGGACCTGAACAATCTGCTTGGCGAGATTAAGATCTTCCGGCTTGGGATCTCCGGAGAAACCACCGCGGAAAGCCTGAAAGAGAAGGTCATGACGCTGGTCGCGGATGTGAACAAGCTGGTTGCGGCTGAACAGGAACACCTGAAAATCACTTTTGCCAGCATCAATGTTCTGGACGGAAACGGAAATGACATCACCTCTGAAACCCTCGCTTCCGCGATTACCGGGTGGAACGAAGTCGAGGCCGGGTTCAACCGGCTGGGTCAGAAGATCAGCGATGAACTGAGCAAGGGATATACAAACGGCGTTGCAAACTTTGACGAAGAACTGGTCAAGGAGATGCTGACAGAGATCGAACAGGCCTCAATGGCTCTTTCGAAAGCAAAGATCGTAGGCCCTGCTCTGACGAACTTTGAACTTGACCTTTCCAAGCTGACGAAGGGGTCCTCCAAGGAAGTCATTGATAAGTTCACCGAGATGAAGAACGAAATCGCGACTGCCTACGAGAACTCCCTGCGGGAATCCGTCTCCTCCCTTAACACGCTGGCTGAATACTATTACAGCCAGGATAACCCGGAGATGGGCGATCATTACAAGAAGATGGCCGAAGAAGTTCAGGCGGGAATGCAAGCCTCCATCGACAAAGCGGTCAAGGCAGCTTCTGAGCCTGGAGAACAGGCTATCCGGAAATGGTTGCAGGACAGCATCAATGACGGAACTTCTGACGGTATCGACCTTACGGATGTCAAGGTGGAGATCGGTGGTTACCTCGATCTCGCTATCAATGACGCAATCGCGGACGCAACCGGCGATAAACACATCATCGATGTTGCCACAGCGATTGGGCTGACCGGATGGGATCTGCTTTCGACAAAGGCAAAGAACGACCTTGTTGATCAACTTGGCGGGATTGATGACCCCGGAACCATTAAGCGTCTGAAGGATGAGCTTAACCTGAAGGTTACGGATATTCTTGCGGTCAGCGATTTTGCGAATCTGACAAGCGGACAGCGCACCGCGCTGATAGACGCTTTGAAAGAAGCCTATGGCGCAGACGATACTATCAGTGGCCTGAGAGATAACATCAAGAACATCTCCGTAGGCGGCATCCTGACCATGAGCGGATGGGAGGATTTTACAGCCGGCCAGAAGCAGGAAATGATTGATGCCCTCGTTAAGTCCTACGGTTCTGAAGAGGTAAAGAATGAAGCCGCAAAAATTGGCATGGACATTACCACCGAGCTGGACAACACCTTCAAGAATAATACGCCGGTCGTTGATGTTAATGCCAAGTGGGATGACAAGAAAGGCCCGTCAAAGCTGATTGAAGGTGTCAAAGGACAGGAAGCAGAACTGCCCACGAAAGCCGTCTGGGCAACGGACAAGAGCGGAAACAGCATGGGCGGGAAAGCTCTTGCAGACAAAATCAACAACATGCCCGACAAGGAACTGCCGACCCTGAAGTCCAAAGCCAAATTCAAAGATGGGAGCGGCCCGTCTAAGCTCAAGAAAGACATCGAGGGCATGAAAAAGCCTCCTGTTGTCAAAGCGAATGCCAAGATGGGGGATGGTCAGGTGAAAGGCCTGAAGGACGATATCGAGGGAACCAAACCTACTATCGGTGTCAAGGCAACCGTTGAGAACAAAAATGATTTCATCGGCTCTGTCACCAAGATGTTTACGGACGCGATAGACAAGGTTAAGACAACGGCAGACAAGTGGAAGAAGGACTATCTGGCTTTCCTGCCCGGCAGAGCTGCTGGCGGCGTGGTCAACAGCGGGCAGCTGTTTGTGGCCCGTGAGAACGGCATTCCGGAAATGGTCGGGTCCTTCGGGAATGTGACCGGCGTGGCGAACAACGATCAGATCGTGGCTGGCATCAGCAAGGGTGTTGCCCAGGCGCAGGGCGAGCAGAACGCTCTCCTGCGGAGACAGAATGAACTGCTTATGCAGATCCTCCAGAAGACTGGCAACGGATCCATCGGGCCGAGCAGTGCGCTTGGCCGGGTGGTCAGCCAGTCGCTGAACATGTACGCGCAGACTGCGGGGGTGTAAGAGATGGCATACAGCGGATACCTGATTAAAATCGGGGGGAGTAACGGGACTCCCCTCCCCTTTAAGTATATCCGGGCAGAGAGCTATTCTTGCACTCCCGACCAGCGCATGGAAGCGGAAGCGAACCGCGCCCTGACGGGGGTTCTGGTCCGGAAGACGGTGGCTCATACCGCGACCAAGATCGAGTTTGAGACTCCCTTCCTGACCAACTCGGATCGGGCCGCTCTGAACACGATGCTTCAGACGGCCATGCAGAACACCGGGAATAAACAGGAGCGGAAGCTGGTTATCGAATACTATGACGATGAGACGGACACGTACAAGGAAGGGACGATGTACATGCCGGATGTGCAGTACACGATCTACAAGGTGGACAACAAGAACAACATCATCACCTACAATCCTGTACGGTACGCCTTCATCGAGTACTGATGGGAGGTGATAATGAGTGATTGGCGTCTCTTCGCGGGTTACCTATGCGGATTATATGAACGCCCTGTCCAGCGGAGCGGAATACCATGTCCAGATTCTCCCATACGGGGTGACTGGTGTCTCCCCGCTGACAGAGGTGGATATCGAATCCAGCGGTTTCCAGATCAGCGACATCCTGAACGGGGATGAGCGGCTGATTCCGGGACGGGCCGTGATGAAGGAACTGTCCATCAACTTCCTGCCGACAGCGAAAGTCCAGAGCTTCGACTGGAACATGGAATTCATCCTGCGGGTGATGGTGAAAGTCGGGACGAGATGGGAATCAACCACCCTTGGCCAATTCCGGGGGACGAGGCCGGAGAAAGTCCACAATACGGATGTCATCCACTTCAAGGCGTATGACCTGATGCAGAACTTTGACATTCCGGCAGAACCCTTCATGCAGTCGCTGGCGTGGCCCATGACGCTGGAAGATTTCACGAAAAAACTGTGTGCATACTGTGGTGTGAACTATGTTAACTCTGCGGACGCTCTTCCGAATGTCTGGGGGCGGTCTTTCGACAGCGGATTCAGTGCGGAGGGGCTGACCTGTAGGGATCTGCTGGCTCTGGCAGCTGAAGCATGCGGATGCTACGCCACAATCGGCAATACGGGAATCATGACCCTGAAGTGGTTCCATGAGGTCGATCCGGAGAATTATGCCGTCATCGCTGACCGGGAATTCACCGTGGACGCGATGGATGTTCCCTCTGCTACCACATGGGAGCAGATGGCTGAACTCACCTGGGAGGAGGCTTCCCACCGGACATGGGGGTCCTTTGCCGGGTGGCAGACGCTGTTTGCCTATGACGGGCTGAATGTGCGGCAGACGGAAGATGATGTCGGCGTTTCCTACGGGGGATTGACTGGAAATGTCCTGACAATTGTGGACAACCCTTTCCTCGCGATCCGGGAAGACGGAGACGGGGAAACTTATGTGAAGCCCCTGTGGGAACGTTTGCAGGGATTCGGCGGGTATCTTCCCATGTCGGTGGAATGCGTGGGCAACTGGCTGGTGGAAGCCGGGGATATTGTCCAGGTGGATGTCTCCGGGGAAAACATCATGATGCCCATCTTCAACCGCACAATGACCTTCAACGGGGCATGCGCGGATCGATATGAGGCTACCGGAACTCTGGAGAAACAGGCTTTCAGCTCCAATGGAGCGAGAGAGAAGCTCACTCAGGGGGCGAAGTTCCATGAGTTCCGGGTGGATATCGATACTCTGGTCAGCCGGATCGGAGACGCGGAAGATAATGTCAACGAGCTGATTCAGACTGCTACTGAGACTTCTTCAAGGTTGTCTGATGCGGAGGGTAATATCTCAAGTCTTCAGCAGACTGCCACCGGGATGGAAACGAGGCTGGAAGATGCGGAAGACAATGTCGCAAGCGTCCAGCAACAGGCAGACGAAATTGAGCTTGAGGTTGCTGACAAATATAACAAGGTATCCGGGATCGACATTACTGCCAACGGAATTGATGTGTCCGGCAGTCAGTATGTGAAGATCGCTTCTGGTGGAACCTTTGATGTCAAAAGCACGAGTTTCGAAATCAGCAGCCAAGATAAGAAAATGGTCTGCGGCGGCTGGACTTTCAGCGAGAACGGCGCAGAATTAGCTACCCAGTTTGATGACGGGAGCGAATATGGGCCTTACAAATACAATTGCAGCTTCGGAAGAAGCGCGGCAACAGTCCCGACAACCGGGTATGCCATCGGCATAGAATTCACGCAGACCCCGCCGGATGGCGGCAATACAAGACCTGTCATCTCCCTGTTTGCGAAGAACCGGAACACCTCGCTTGGAATGATCCCAATCAGGTTTGAGGGGCAGAGGGTACACCTTGGTTCTGACGGGACTTATTATGACTACACCACCGTGAGGCCCCTGTACCTTTACGCGGACATGATCCTGCCGAACGGGACGGCGAAGTGTATTGGAGACGGAAACCACAAGTGGGAAAAAGTATGGACTCAGAGCTTGTATGTCAACTACACCGCGAGCGCGTCAAGCCGAAAGGTGAAGCGTGACATTAAACCGCTTGGGCCACAGGGCGAAATCCTCGACAGGCTGAATCCTGTGTCGTTTGTATATAACGATGACAAGGACGAGAGAAAAAGGCGCGGGCTTGTCTGGGAAGAAGCCATTGATGTCCTGCCTGAAATCTGTGCTGGGTCGAAAGACGGGCCTGATGAAGACAAGGCTGTGAACTATACGGACCTTATTCCAATGCTTCTGAAAGAGATTCAGGAGCTTCGGAAGAGGGTTTCCACACTGGAAGAACGGGTTGCGGAATTAGAGAGGAGATGACTATATGGCAAGTTCTACTGCGAATCTGGGTCTGGTTCTGCCTTTTCAGTCGGAGGCGGTCAGCGTTACGACCCAGAATGACAACCTGACGAAGATCGATAATGCCGTCAATGGACTCCAGGATGGCATGGCGATTCTCGCAAATGGAAACACTCACGCGGCGATTGCAAGCGGGCAGTATGTGTACGTGCGGAATCATAGCAGTCTGGCAGAAGGTCTGTACAAGGCTACCACTGCAATTGCAACCAATGGTACGCTGTCCACAAACAATCTGACTGCTGATTCGTCCGGCGGTTTCAACGACCTAAAAGCACAGATTGATACGTTAAGCAGCAATTT